CCGAGGCGGCCAAGCGCCTGGGCATCACGGTCAAAGAGTTGCAAGTGGACTATGCCCTTTCGTACCTGGAAGATGACGAGATCATTTTGCAATGCTCGCTCGATTCGATTTGGGAAGGAGACGGCCGCACGATTACCACGGATCCCGACCTAGGCATTTATGTTATCGGCGCAGATCAAATTACATTGAACGGCCTGGGATGTTGCGAATCAAAACTAACGAGCGCCATGCCCGAAGAAGAGCCACCGTTATATCGCGGACCGCTCCAGCTCCAGGCGCAAATGCTATGCGCTGGCTATACCTGGGGAGTGATCGCGACCTTGTATCGCGGGACCGAGTTGCGCTTATTCTTTTACCAGGCGAGCGGCAATATGCAGACCAAGATCATCGACGTGTGCAAGGAGTTCACGCGCCGCGTTAATAGTAAGTCCTGGTACCCGGCCGTCAGTCCAGCCGATGCCGTGAAAGCATACCCGACGGTTGACGAATCGAAACCAGCGATCGAGCTGGCCGGTGATGTAGGCGAGTACGCGCGTCGCCTGATCGAGGCAAAAGCCCAGGCCAAGATCCTGGAAGAAGAGATCGACCAGCTCCAGTCCAAGATCATGGACACGATGACCGATGCCGAAGAGGGGTATATTAAAAACCAGGACGGATCAATTGCGGCGCGAATCAAATGGGCCATGAGATCGTACAAGGCCCAGCCTGAGAAAGTGACGCCAGCGAAACCGGCCAGGGTTGAACGCGCTAAAACTTTACAAATTCTAGGAGTGAAATGATGAAGATGAAATCCTACTTTCAGGAGAGACTGGAATACCATATCGCCGCCAGGAAAGAACAGTCTGAGCCAGTCCCATTTGCCGGCCACATTTGCGAGAAGTGCGGCAAGACTTTAGAGATTGACGAGATCCATAAGTGTCCCAGGGAGAAGTCCCTGGCCGAGCTGGCTAACGAGTTCGAGGACTGGTACAACGCAAAGATGGGGCGCTCCGGCGTTCGATGGGCGGGTGACTAATGAAACTCGCACCGACCCCGATGCAAAAACGTTTGCTCGATCACCTGGTAAAGCATCATTCAGAACATGGGGTTTACCCTAGTACCAGGGAGATCTGTAAGGACCTGGGATATAGTAGCCCTTCCACGGTCCACGCTATGATGCACCGCCTGGAGCGCCGCGGATTGATTAAGATCAAACCGTATCTAACCAGGGGGATTGAGATTGTGGTAAATTAACTTATCTCTTTGCAGAGACTTCTTCAGGCTTAACCGACCTGACTTATGCCCCGCCTAGTGCGGGGATTTTTTTATGCGTATGCCCTGGTCCCGGCCTTGTCAATAATCAGCGCTTGCTTACGCGCTTTATCGCCTGGCTTATTCGGGATTGATATATGGGTCCAGCGATCAAACTCGCGAATGACCTGATCGTATTCCAGGCCGGACGCGATGACGGCCTTCACTACTTCATCGGGTGTTACGCCTGGCACTCGAATATCTGCGGCGCATCCAATACGGTGCTGGCTTGTGTCTTTAGATCCTACGGCGTCATTGACTTGCTTACAACGGAATGCCGAGTTAATCATTACCGGCTTTCCGCCCAGGACGGTTTTAACTTCTTCCAGGAATGCGGCCAGGCGTACCAGGTTAGCCATCTCTGCCGCATTTGGCGTGTTGTCAAACTGCCGATGATCCGTATGGGTTAATTCTTCCAGCGTAAAATGTTCACTTAGGTTCATTTTTGTTCTTCATGTCCATAATCTTTTCCAAGGTGCGGCCGCCGAAGTACGCGGACATAATCAGCATTCCCCATTGACCCAGGAGATTCACGTAAGATTCTTTTGCGTCGTATCCGAATGCGCTCATCATTGCGAATAGGAAATATCCGGCAAAGATCGCGACCAGGGACATCGGCCTGATATTTTTAGAGAGCCAGGAATCACTAGCCAGGTCCGCCTTCCAGCGATCCGAGATATTATTCTGCTCGTTCATATCGGCCTGGAGTTCGGCCAGCTTTCCCTCTTGTTGCATCTTCAGGAGTTCTTGCTGGGCTTTTGCTTTCGCCTCAGGATCAGGAATAAATTTGTCCAGGACTTTCATCCCGACATCGAATAGTGCGGCGAGCGGAAACATTATTTCTTACCCTTAACTTGACGCGCCTCAGACAATGCGATCGCAATCGCTTGCTTACGGTTTACGACCTTTGATCCGGAGCTGGACTTTAACTTCCCGCCCTTAAACTCACGCATCACCTTTTCAACCTTCATCATTTGCTTACCGGTCATTGGCATATCATTTTCCCCCCATTGCTTTTGCACGAATGTTGTCGATCATATTCGGATAAGGACGGCCCGCTTTCTTGGCCATTGCCTTGGCGGCTTTGAGCTGGCCAGGCGTTAACTTCTTAGACTTGCCCAGGGACTTAGGCCGATCCTTTTCCCAAATTGGTTTCGTTGCCATTATTTTTTAACTCCCCATACAAGATAGTAAGCGCACCACGCGGCGACGAGAAAGCATAATAATTGTACGCGCCGCACCTTTTCTAAATCTGCATCAAATTCTTTTTTACTTTTCTCTTCCAGCTTTTCAATTTCACTCTTAATCTTTAGCACTTGTTCCCATTCTTTTGTGCCGTACTTCTTTACAAATTCTACTTTCGCTTTATATTCCTGGTCACTAATTAATTTCCGGTGCTTGTATTCTTCGAGCGCTTTGAAGATGGCGCGTTCTTTGAGGAGCGCCGCCCTCTTTTCGGCGAGCTTGCGTTCCCTGGCTTGTTGCTGGGCGACTTCGATGGCGTCGCCTTGGATGTCCTGGATACTTTTGGAGAGACCTTTGCCGGCATTTCGCGCCGCATCAATCGATCCAGTAAGACCTTTAACGCCTTCTGTAAACCCGAAATCATCGGCCATATCATGCGATTACTTTCCCAGGAGCTTGTAAAGGGTATCAACAATCCATCCCAGGACTGCGCCGACTAATACCAGGACGGCACCAGCTCCGCGCCAGCGATTCATCTGATCGCTCATCGTTTTAATACTGCCCTTAATCTCGGACATATCCCGCTGGAGTTGCTCAACGTGCGCCTCTAGGCGGCCAATTTGCTGGTTTAGTTCGTCCGACATTTTTAGTCCTTATTAGGAAATGACAAATCCAATCCGGCAAGCGCTTCAACAGTAGCAACCGCACTAATCGCTGTTTCTAATTCGGTAGCTCTAGCTATTACGCTTGCACGATAGGTAGCCACAGCACTAGGAATATCTACATTCCTCTCGGCCTTGCGGATTACCATCCAGTCTGTCTGAGCAAGAATAGAACCAGCAATAGTTTTTACTTGAGCGATAAAGTTAGACTTTAGACCTTTAGTCGTGTAAACCTTACCATCTTCACTAGTCTCAGTAACATCTTCAAGCGCTTTAGGATTATTAATATCTCCATTCCAATAGAACCGATCATCTGCTCTTACAGGGTCAGCAACCTCAGTAATTCCAATAGCAATCTTCTCTGCCTCACTAGACAGTCTTAGCCAGTTGGCTGGATATTGGATGTCATTGGCAGTAAAAGGTGTATCTACTGCTAAAGGGTTGCCATTAAGTAAAAACATTTGATTACCTCGCTAAAGAATATTTGAATGGTGATTCGGCAAATGCCATGTAGATGTAAGTGCCACCATTAGTGTTAAAATCTGCATAAGTTGTTTTTAATTTAAACCCATTGGATAGTAAATCCATATTAAAATTAGTGCTAGTTGCTTCAGCACCAGAATCATGTGGCTCTAATGATGTATTGATTGGGTTATAGTTTAGTCCTGATGTATTGTAAATTTTCCATCCAGCGATACCATCTGATCTTCTAATTAAAATAAACTTAGGTTTAAATCCTAGAAACACAAACGGCCCATCACTAGAACCATTGCCTGTGTATTTACCAAATGCGGAATAACCAGCGACTTGGGCGAAGCAGTAGGCTACAAAAGTGCCACCACTTCCATTTGTTTCAGAGCTTGTTCCAAGTGAAAATACAGATGATGTTGGTGCAGTATCATTCCATACTGAACTAGCACCGCCTTGCGCATTTGTTAAATTTAAGAATATATAATATTGTGCTGGATTAACACCATTATTTAAGTTTGCATTATATACATACCAATTTGTTGCACCAACACCGCTATCTCTGCGCTTAACAATAACCATTTTAGGCGCAACACCTAAACCATGCCCAACAGTAGCGCCACCACTTCCATTACCAGTATAAGTAACAATACTAAATCC